CTGATGCGGCTGATATTTATTCTAAGGAACTTGCTAATAATAGGCAAGATGCGAAAACATATCGTGATTGGGCGGAAAATATGTGGAATAAAAACAACCAGTTTAATCTAGATATGTGGAATAGACAACAAGCACAAAATCTTGCTAATTGGAACATGCAAAACCAATATAATTCTCCTTCTGCGCAAATGGATAGAATGAGGCAAGCTGGTATTAATCCTGCTATGATGTACGGCAATATGTCTAATGGGCCAAGTATCGAAGCGCCAAGTGTTATACATGCTTCAGCACCATCGGGTTCAACTTCTAGTCCAGCACATAGTAATTTTACACCGATGCAAGCCAATGCGCCTACATTTGATTTAAATAAAGGTGTATTAGCTGGTTCACAATTAACTGTTCAGAATGCACAAGCTGATAATCTCCGTAGTCAATCAGAACTACTACAGGCTCAGAAGGTAAAAACAGCTGTTGAAACTGCAAATGAAGGATTACGTGGTTCTGGTTTAGGTTTAGATAATGAACTAAAAAAAGCATCTATGGGATATGCTATAGATGCATTAAAATTGAATAACGATAGATCTACTCTTGAAATGTCACTTAATTCACGTTTAGCTAATCGTGAAGATGATAAATTAACTATTGAATGGAAACGTCTTAAAAATGAATTAGCTAATAGTGAACAGACTCGTGAAGTTCAGAATTTACAGAAACAAATAATGCAGTATGAAATAGGATTGAATAAAATTGGATTAACTAAAAATGATAATGTACTATACAGAGAATTTGCTCCACAAGTTAAGACTATTCTTGAAGCACTTAAACCTGATTATAATAATTATCCCTTAAAAGGTACATTTAATGATAAAATGAAGTGGTTTTTTAAAAAATAGTTGTATATTGCACGAAGTTCTTTGATTTATGGGGGTAGGGAAGTGTTTTCACTTCCTTATATCAATTAAAAATCTTATTTAACATAATGTAAATTACTAACATATAAAACTTAAAATATGAAATTCAGAAGACATGGAAAAAAACATGCTAGAGGAAACCACTACGGCAAAAGACTTAACAAGTACATTACTATCGCTCGGGGTGGTGGTCGCTTATAAATTGTTGACATTATTAGTAAATCATCAAAAATCAAAAATTAATATGACAGAACCAGTTTTTGACGAAAAACTCAATCAAGGTTTAAAAATATCACATAAAATACAGCTTTATTTTACTGATATGACTAATGATGAGGAACCGATTGTAGATGCATATGCAATCGGTTGCCAGAGTAAGGAACAAGCTCAATTAGCTTATAACACACTAGTTTCACATATGCAATTGTTAACAATTAAAACTCCAAAAAATGGGTAACGTATTTGATTCTATTAAAATAAAAAAGCCAGGACATTCTATATTCGATTTAAGTAATCATCATAAAACTACTTTGAATATGGGCGATTTAGTACCAGTTCAATGTATTGAAATGTTACCAACCGATAATTTTCAGGTTGCTTCAGAAGCCATGTTTAGAATGATGCCTATGGTTGCTCCGATTATGCATAAAGTTGATATAACTATTCATCACTTTTTTGTTCCATCTCGTATACTTTGGGAAAATTGGCAAAAATTTATTTCACCTGCACATCCAAGCAGTACTCATCATGTTTTACCTTTTTTAAAAAATACACGTGCTGCAGGTGCTAATGTTACAGAAGGTACTCTTTCTGATTATTTTGGTATTCCTTTAGGTACCTGGGGTGATTCAAGTTTACAGGAGACTATTAATGCTCTTCCTTTTATTGCTTATCAAATGATTTGGTATGAATATTACAGAGACCAAAATTTACAACTTGCCGCTGGTGCTGATTTAACTGATTCATTTCAAGATTGGTTACAAATTAAAGATGGTGAACAAACTACAGACGTCTCTCGCGAATTACGTGTCTTACGCAAAAGAGCTTGGGAACATGATTATTTTACTTCTTGTTTGCCTTTTCCACAAGCTGGTGAAGCTGTAGGACTTCCCGTTGAAGTTACAATTGATTTACCTGTACAATATGTAACTGGTACAGGATTTGCACAAAATTTACGTAACGTAGCTACTGACACTGTATTATCTGGTACTGATTTAAATCCGTTCATTCAAGATTTTAGCGGTGTTACACATTGGGATACTGGTTCTGCTTCACCTGGTGGAGCTTTTAATATAGATCCTAATGGTACAATGAAGGTTACTGGTAATTCATCTGCTACTAACACAACAATAGAACAATTAAGAGAAGCCTATGCATTACAGAAATATTTGGAAAAAACTGCGCGCGGTGGACGCAGATATACAGAATGGTTACTTACAGAATTCGGAAGCGTTTCTAGTGATGCACGTTTACAGAGACCAGAATATAAAGGTGGTTCTAAGTCTACTATGGCAATAAGTGAAGTTCTTCAAACTTCATCGACAGATTCAACGACACCACAAGGTAACATGGCTGGACATGGTATATCTGTTTTAGGATCTACTGGAACAACAAATATATATGCTGAAGAACACGGTTATATGATGAGTATATTATCTATTTTACCTAAAACAGAATATCATCAGGGACTTAATAAAATGTGGACTCGTAGGTCACATTTTGATTTTATGTTACCTGATTTTGCGCAATTAGGTGAAGAACCAGTATTAAATAAAGAATTAGTTCTTACTGGTGATCAGGCACATGATAATGAATTGTTTGGTTATTTGCCAAGATATAGTGATTATAGATATATTCCATCTCGTGTATCTTCAGATTTTCATACTACTTTGAGCTTTTGGCATATGGCACGTGATTTTAGTAATATACCGTCTCTTGCGCCTAAACTTAATGCTGATTTTATTGTCTGTGATGCTACTACACGTATATATGCTGACACAAATCCTAGTGATAGACATATTATTTGTCACGTATTTAATACTGTTTCTGCTAAGCGTCCATTGCCTTATTTCGGAATCCCTGCAGGACTTATCTAATGGCGTGTATATTACCGATTAGAATCAAAGCTAAAACTACTGCTGATAAAATAACATACGGTGGCGGTTATCGTTTGGTTCCTTGTGGTAAGTGTACTAAATGTAGATTGAAAAGGGTTAATGATTGGGTACTTCGACTTACAGAGGAAAATAAAAAAAGGGGTGACGGCTTGTTCGTCACCCTTACTTACTCACCTGAATTTGTCAATGAACATCCATACGAGGAATATATAAATGGAAAACCGTTTCAATGGGGTAGAAAACTAAAATCAATTGTTTCTACTGATTACCGCATTACGCCTAATGGTTTAATGACTTGCTCAAAAAGAGACGTACAAACATTTATAAAGCGGTTACGGAAAAATAGTTGTAGGGATGAGATTAAATACTTCTGTGCTTCTGAATACGGAGACAAATTTGAAAGACCACATTATCACTTAATTATGTTTGGTTGTAGTAAAGAAGATATTGAATTTGCTTGGTATCAACATGGCATGCCTATTGGCAACATTACGGTATATCCGCTTAAACCAGCCGCTATAGCTTATACATGCAAGTACATTAACAAGGATAAGAAAGTCCCTAAACATTCAAGGGATGACAGAGTACCAGAATTCTTTCTAATGTCTAAAAATTTAGGTGCTAACTACCTTTCTTCAGATGTTGTAAAATATCATAGAAACACAAACATAAACTACTACGTTAAAGATGGCGGTTTTACTGCATCACTACCAAGGTACTATAAAGAACGTATATGGTCACCGCTTGAACGAATGTTATTAAGTGACCAATCTCAAGAATTACACAAAAAACTGCATGAACGTAAGTTACATGAGTTAGATGGAGATATAACTGAATATTACCGAATGCAAGGCGAATTAAAAAGACAAGACAATTATAAACGTAAAATTATAAACAACAAAAAAGATAAATTATGAACTTCGTAACGAAATATACGTATGTTAAAGATGAAGGTTCAAAAAACGAATTACCTTCATTAACTAAACCAGGTATGACATATACACCTGAACAACTATTAGCTAGATTTGCTCAGGGGCATCAAGTACCTGACATGATTAAAGGTATTTTTACTGGAGATAAACAAATTCCAGATATTCATAGTATGGATTTGGTTGACCAAAAAAATACTTTAGATATGGCTATAGATGATTTTAAACGTAAACAGCAACAATTTCAAATTGAACAAGCGCAATTAGCTGAACAACGCAGAAAGTACAACCAAGATATGAAAGATATGTATCAAGGATATCAAGAATATCTTAAAACTAAAAATGAACAAAAATAAATATGTCGGAGATATAGTTAGTATAAATAATATAATTAGCGTAATTTATGGAGCGCAATATATAAATATACTACAATATCTCCGACATTTAGCACTGTAATTCCTTGGTATTACAGTGCTAATTGACACCAAATTAAAATGGTGTCACACTCGCACCGCGTAGCGGACGTAAAAGCGGGTCCAGCGAAGCGAACGCACATGGCGATGTAAATTCGCCTTCCTTCCTTTGACAGTGACAGCCCTTACTGATGCTAAATGTAATTCTTAACTAACAGGCTGAACACGCCTTAAAAACTTTTTTTATTATGGAATCCGGATATGGTCTTATGGCTCAGGGAGCTTCTGACACAACTAATATGTTATTTCAAGCACATGTACATGATGTAAACCAGG